TGATCGGCGCGTTGCTGGTGGCATTTTATTTTCTTCCAAAATACCAGGCTAATTTTCCGTCTTGGCAGAATAATCGGCCTGTTTCCTGCTGGACGGGTTACCCAAATCACGAGGGTTATACTTCAAGAAGCAGTGGATAGTTCTAAAAGGAGTCGAAAATGACGCTAACGAAAGAACAGAAGGCGCTTTTCGATGCCCTGACAGCGCTACAGAAAAAGTTTGTCACGCACCTCATCAAAGGCAAGAACCAGACAGAGGCGTACAAAGCCGCTGGGGGGAAGGCAAAGACAGATGACACGGCAAGGGCGCAAGCTAGCCGGATGGTAACATTTGATAACGTTCAAGCCTTCCTCCAGTCCGTACAGTACGAAACGGTCAGCGAGTCCATCATGACACGCACGGAAGCCCTGGAACGATTATCTGTGATGGGCCGCGCTCGCGTCCGTGACTTGGTGGATTTCTCAGAGCACAAGATCGGCGTTGATGCTGATACTGGCGAAGAGATTATTCAGGCCGCCTGGCGCTTCAAGGATTCGGTGAAACAACACCCGGAACTGCTGGACGCAATCGCAGAGGTCACCGCTGGCAAAGAGGGCATCAAGTTAAAGTTGCACGACTCACGCGGAGCCATCAAGCAGATCGGCGAAATGCAGGGCTGGGAGGCACCGAAGAAAACCGAGGTGACCGGTGCGGGCGGTGGCCCGATCCAGACCGAGACCGTCAACATGACTCCGGAAGAAGCCGCCGAGGCCTACAGCAAGATGATGGGGTGAAACTGGCAGAAATAGCCTGCTCACTCAATTTTAATGCTATGCAAAATTGGTCTTTTTTATGCAGCGTTTATGCAGTCCGATCCCCGCCGTTTTGCCGTGAACACATTGGTAAATAAGGCGTTCGAACCATTGCGCGAGCGAGTGGTGTTACGTCGGTGCGCGAAATGGTGTTTATGTTAAAAAGTCCCATTTTTCTCTCATTTTTCCAGAGTAGTCAGTTATGCCTATTCCGTTCCCGTTCGACTTCAAGAACCCTGATTATCAAATGGTGTTCGAGTGGCGCATGGAGCGATTACAGCGCATCCGTGCCAATCCTGAAATGCTGCCAGCTCTCCGGGCGTTCTACCGTGACAACCCCGCACAGTTCATTATTGACTGGGGTATGACAACTGACCCGCGCAACATTGACTACGGTCTACCGGTAACCATTCCCTTTTTGCTGTTCCCTAAACAAGAAGAGTGGATCCGCTGGATTATGGATCGGCGGGAAAAGATGGAAAACGGCATCACAGAAAAAAGCCGCGAGATGGGACTGAGTTGGACGGCGATCGGTATGGCCTGCTCATTGTGCCTGTTCAATAAAGAAATGGTGATCGGGTTCGGCTCCCGCAAAGAGGAATACGTGGACAGTACCGGCGACCCGAAAGCGTTGTTTTGGAAAGCGCGTAAATTCGTTGAAACGCTACCAGTGGAGTTTCGCGGTAGTTGGAATGACAAAAAGCATGCACCCTATATGCGTGTTGAGTTCCCTGATACCGGAGCCGTAATCAAGGGCGAGGCTGGTGATAACATCGGTCGCGGTGACCGCACCACACTCTATCTGGTGGATGAGGCTGCATTCCTGCAGCGGCCCCTGCTCATTGATGCTGCGTTATCTCAAACCACGCGTTGCCGTATCGATCTCTCATCGGTCAACGGTATGGCTAACCCTTTCGCTCAAAAGCGGCACAGCGGGAAAATCCCGGTGTTTACGTTTCACTGGCGCAGTGACCCGCGCAAGGACGATGCCTGGTATCGCAAAGAATGCGACAAGATCGACAACCCGGTGGTGGTAGCGCAAGAGCTAGACCTTAACTACAGCGCATCTGCCGAGGGCGTGCTTATCCCGTCCGATTGGGTACAGGCCGCTGTCGATGCGCATATCAAGTTGGGTATTCAGCCCACTGGCAAGCGTCTCGGCGCAATGGACGTTGCGGACGAAGGTCGCGATAAAAACGCCTTTTCGAGCCGCCACGGATTCCTGCTTGAGAATGTCCGAGAATGGTCTGGTGTCGGCAGCGACATTTACCAGTCGGTCGAGAAGGTTTTCGGCTACTGCGAGGCTGACAACCTTGAAGAGTTTCGCTTTGATGAGGACGGCCTGGGCGCAGGCGTTCGCGGCGATGCAAGAGCCATTAACGAATTGAGAAAGGAGGCGCGTCGCCCTTCAATTCTCGCTACGCCGTTTCGTGGTAGTGGCGGGGTGTTCGATCCCGATGATGAAGCGGTGAGAGGCGATAACGGCCAGGCCGCACGCCTAAACAAAGACTTCTTTGCTAACGCCAAGGCTCAAAGCTGGTGGCACTTACGCAAACTGTTTCAAAACACCTACCGCGCGGTGGTTGAGGGTATGGCCTACAACCCCGATGAACTCATTTCCATCAGTAGCACGATGGAAAGCAAAGACAAACTCATCATCGAGCTTTCACAACCAACATACTCCATTAATGGGGTGGGTAAAATCATCGTGGATAAACAGCCCGATGGTACGAAATCCCCCAACCTGGCTGACTCGGTGATGATCAATTACGCGCCGAGGGATACCGCCATGGATATCTGGAACATTCTTGGGAGTCAGTAATGACACGTAAACAAAAAGTCGCAACGGCTGACTCTTACGATAACTTTGTCGCGCGGGTTGGCTTGCAGCAGCCAAACCAGCATGCAGCATCAACCTATCGTTCCAACTACACCAGTCGAAACCGTCTGCTGATTGAGTGGGCCTATCGTTCGTCGTGGATCATTGGCGCGGCTGTTGACGCCAAACCCGATGACATGACGAAAAAAGGCACCCGGATCACCAGCGAAATCGACCCAAAACGCCGCGGCATTTTGGAGGCCAAGTTTGAAGAGTTAAAGCTGTGGGAGCGTCTCAACAAAACGCTGAAATGGTCAAGGCTTTATGGCGGCGCAGTGGGGCTTATCCTTATCGAAGGCCAGGCACCACTTACTCCACTTATGCTGGATAAGGTAGGAAAAGGCAGCTTTAAGGGCTTGGCAGTGCTTGACCGCTGGATGATTAATCCTAATCTTAGCCGCCGCATCAAAACGCTTGGGCCAGACCTCGGCAAGCCTGAGGTATACGACATTGTTACCACTGCGCAGGGTATTCCACCGTGGACGGTTAACCACAGTCGGCTGATCCGTATGGATGGCGTTGAGTTGCCCTATCAGCAAGCGCTTACGGAAAACGAATGGGGCATGTCCATTGTTGAACGCATCTTCGATCGCCTGACGTCGTATGACAGTACAAGCGTCGGTGCTGCACAACTTGCCTATAAAGCGCATCTGCGTACAGCGAAGATCAAGAAGCTACGCGAGATTATCGCGATGGGCGGCAAGCCTTTCGAAGCACTGGTCAAGCAAATGGATATGGTGCGCCAGTTCCAGACCAATGAGGGGATGTCTCTCTTTGATGCCGAGGACACTTTCGAAACACACTCTTATTCGTTCGCTGGATTGTCCGATCTGCTGAGTGAATTCAAAGAGGATATCGCCGGGGCTGTCGGTATCCCGTTGGTGAGGCTTTTCCGCCAGTCTCCGAAAGGGTTCTCAACGGGCGACACCGATTTGGCTAACTACTATGACGATATTGGCGCGCTACAGGAGAATGATTTACGTGCGCCGGTGCGCTTGCTCTATGAAGTGTTGCACCGTTCTGAGTTTGGCGAGCCCTTGCCTGATGACTTCACGTTTGAATTTAACCCACTATGGCAGATGAGCAACGTTGATCGCTCAACGGTGGCAACAAACACCACTACCGCGCTGGCAACAGCGGTGCGTGAATTGGGTATGTCCCCTGCTGCCGCTCTGACCGATTTGCGAGAAACCGCAGGCGTAACGGGCATTGGTGCGTCGATCACTGACGAGGATATTGAGAATGCGAAGTCGCAGTATGCGGAGCATGAATCTGAAACCAGCGCTCCGCCGTCGTTCGGAAATCCAGTACCAGAAAAGCCTACTGGCGATAGTCAACGAGATAAATCAGATAGTCACTGGCTCCTACGATGGCTCCCAGGCAAGCGCTGACACGGTCGCCGGGTATCTTATCGATTACTCGCAGGTGATTGACGATTGGGCCGCACAAGTGGCTCGTAAGATGTTCCTGCAAGTGGAGCGTGAAGAGTGGAACCAGTGGCGATCGGTTTCGCACCAGATATCTGAGGGGCTTCGTGATGTAGTTGGCAATACCCCGGTGGGGCAGGTTACGCACGATATCGTTTACCGGCAAATTCAAATGATTAAGTCGTTACCGTTAGAAGCCGCCGACCGCGTGAAAGATATTCAAGACCGTGCCATTCGGGCCGTTATCAATGGTGAACGCCCCGATCAACTGTACGAAATGATCATGCAATCCGGTGATGTGGCCGCCAGCCGTGCGCAGCTGATAGCGCGTACTGAGATTGGCAGAGCTACCGGCGCGCTGACACAGGCCCGCGCTTTGTCGGTGGGTTCCGAAGGCTACTGGTGGCGCATTGAAGGAGCAGGCACACGGCCATCACATTTCAAGATGCGCAATAAATTCGTGTATTGGGCTAACCCGCCAACGCTGGACGGTATGACCGGTCATGCAGGATGCTTACCCAACTGCAAATGCTGGTCTGAGGTACAGATACCCAGCCCAAGAAAGTAACAGGTCGCCATTGAGCGGCCTTTTTTATTGCCCGCAATTGGCAGGTAACCCATGAAATATTTCTTTAAGACCCGCCTGGGTAATACCCGCTTCCAGTTGGCGGACGGCTCAATTCTTTTTAAAGACGTACCTATCGGGCGAACCGGCGAACAGGTTTATGGCGCGGAGGAGTTACCCGATTTAACCCCAGATCAAGACGGGCTAATAGTTGTCCGTCGAACGCCTGAGGAGGTATTTAGCGAGCGCACGATCGCATCATTCGAAGGAATTGCCGTCACCATCGGTCATCCGAAGGACTTCAGCGGAAACATTATTTTTGTCACGCCGCAGAACTGGCGGCAGTTAGCAAATGGCCACATCCAGAACGTCAGGCGCGGAGAAGGAGAGAATTCCGATCTGCTACTGGCTGATGTCATCGCTAAAACGCCTGAGGCCATCCAAGCGGTTGAGGACGGCGACGACGAAGTAAGTTGCGGCTATGACGCTGACTATCGCCAAATCTCGCCGGGTGTCGCGGAGCAGTATGCGATCACCGGTAATCATCTGGCCTTTGTCCCTAACGGGCGGGCTGGTTCACGTTGTGCATTGGGAGACGCTATGCCGAGCACTACTAAAAACTGGTTTACCCGGCTTTTAAAGGCCCGCAAAACCAACGACTCCGCCGAAATGGCGAATCTGATCGATAACCCGCCGGAAAATATGACCGGTGATAACGATGACGTGACAACCGCCATGACACCAGGCGGCGTGGTCATCAATCTTTCACCACAAGGCCCGATGCCCGCGCCGACGCTGCCCGTCACCACCGATTCGGAAGAGGTTATACCGGAATGGGGGAAAGCGTTGATCGCCGCGGTGGCAAAACTCACTCCGGCATCACCGGCTGTTGGTGATGAAAACGAAGACGAAAAAGACGAATCTGAGGGGGCTGTGACTGGCGATGCTGCCTACCGTGCTGATTTGATCCAGCCCGGTATCCAGTTACCAGCCAAGGCTAAACCAACCGCGTTTAAGCGTCAGGTTCTGGTCTCAGCCGATCAACTGCTGGTGCGTTCGATTGTAGGCGATGCAGATATTGCCAAACTGAACAGAGCCACGGTTGATATGGCATTTAACGCAGTTTCTGAACTGGCCAAAAACCGCAACACCACCGCGCAAACTACCGACAGTTTCCGCAACATGACCACCAACACCACAAAATCTATCGCGGATATCAACAAGGCTGCGAAAGAACTCTGGGCTAAACGAGGCTAAAACATGGCTAACACCATCCTTTACCGGATGCCTGCGGGCATCGCCGGGGCTATTTCACGCCCGCAGGATTTAACCGTAGAGCCTCATGTGCTCGATTCTACCAAACCATTCGCGGCCTATGGCCTAGGTGGAAAAATTGCGGGCGGAAAATTCGTTCCTGTCGAGGCAGGTGACGCCGCTACGGTGATGGCGGGGATCTATGTACGTCCTTACCCGACCGCATCACAGCCCGATAAAGTTCGCCAGATTGGTTCTGGCTTCAATTTTACGGGCGACAACATGAAGCGCGGTTACGTCACTGTCAATATCGGTGGTAACGCTTCAGCGGTTTCCCTTTATGCCCCGGTTTATATGCGCGTTGGTACACCAACAGAAGCAAGCCCCTTGGGCGCATTCCTTGCCGCCGCAGACGGTGCAAATACCGTTCAAGTCACTAACGCAGTTTTTAATGGCCCTGGCGATGCCGATGGGAACATTGAACTGGCATACAACATTTAAGGGAGCATTAAAAAATGCCAATGACTTTTGATCAGGCAACAGTTGATAGCACTGGTGCCTTTCTGATCCACGAGTTGGAGCGACTTGACCAGACGCTGAACTTACCGCTGACGTCCCAGACATGGAGCCGTGACATTGAGCTGCGCGAAGATGTTTCCATCGCAGATGAAATCAGTTCATTCACGAATACCACGTTTGGAGCCGCTGGCTCCCCGAATGCGAATGGCAAGAACTGGATTAACCAGCTTGCAACCGCCATTGCAGGGCTGAACGTTAATATCGAAAGAACGGGTTTCCCGCTGGAACTTTGGGGGATGGAACTGGGCTGGACAATTGTAGAGCTGGCTGCGGCGGCACAGGTGGGCCGTCCAATCGACACCCAGAAATACGATGGGATGCAGTTGAAATGGAACATGGACACTGACGAGCAGGTGTATGTCGGGGATGCGATAAAAGGCGCCAAGGGGCTTTTGAACCTATCGCAGATAACACCTACCAACGCGGCTAAAACCTGGGCAACATCAACCCCCGATGAAATCCGCGCATGTATCAACCAGGTGCTGAGTAACGCGTGGACACGCTCTGCATATTCGAAAGTGCCTGAAGACCTACTGATCCCGCCAGAACAGTATTCATTCCTGGCAAGCACGATTGTGTCATCCGCAGGTAACCAGTCACTGCTGACTTATCTGGAAACCAACACTATTGCTTTCCACCAGAATGGCAAGCCGCTGAACATTCGCCCAGTTAAATGGGCTATCGGTCGTGGTGTTGCGAGCAAAGACCGGATGCTCGCATATACAAACACCAAAAAGTTCGTTCGCTTCCCAATGGTTCCTCTGCAAAGCGTGCCGATCCAGTACCGCGGGCTTTATCAGCTTGTGACCTACTACGGCAAGTTGGGTGTAATCGAACCGGTTTACCCGGAAACCCTGAACTACATGGACGGCATTTAAGCCAACAGCCCCTTAATTGGGGCTGCTTTCTGAGGAGTTGCAATGAAGAGAATCTATGTGTTGGCGCCGTTTAATTTTAATGATGGTGCAAATATCAAGGCGTTTGGCACAGGCTTTCATGACGTTGAAAGTGATGTCGCTGAACACTGGTTTGTGAAGGCTCATTGTTCGCCTGACGGGGAGGCTCCAACAACGGAGTCGGATCCACGCATTGCGGAACTTGAAACGTTGATGGTGGAAAAAGACGCACGCATTGCGGAACTTGAAACGCAACTCGCAGAGGCTAAAGCCAATGGCAAGAAACCAAAGCCTACCGACGCCTGACCAATTCCGCGAGATGTTCCCTCAGTTCAAAGATACCACGGCCTACCCGACACCCATGATCAGCGCCCGGTTGGCGCTGGCCGATGTTCTGCTGAGCGAAAGCCGGTTCGGTGAAGAGATCTTCCCTTATGTTGTCGGCCTGTTCGTTGCACATTACATGGCGCTTTATGCTGCTGATATGCGCGGGGTTGCGATAGGTTCAGCGGGTGGGGCCAATAGTGGGGTGCAGACTTCAAAATCGGTGGACAAGGTCTCTGTCAGCTATGACGCCAGCGTGACTTTGAATCCTGATGCTGGTTTCTGGAACAACACCCGCTACGGATCTGAGTTCTGGGAATACTTGATGATATTCGGTGCCGGGGCAATTCAACTGGGAACGCCATAATGGGCATAAAAAGTGGGCTCCGGGTCAGAAGCGATAACGCTGCAGCGGTATTGGAGGCATTAAAGGCGCTGACCAAAAAAGAGGTGCTGGTGGGCATCCCATCCGATCGGGCAGAACGTGGTGAAGGTGACGCGTTAAACAATGCCGAACTGGGCTACATCCAATCGTATGGGGGCACCATCCAGGTGCCAGCCCGAACCACTGCAGTGAACCGGAGGATCCGCCCTGATGGCACCTTTGCCAACAATGGCCGGTTCGTCAAAGCCAGCAAAAGCAATTTCACCACGATCCACGCTGTTCAGGCCTATGCGGTGACCATTCCGCCGCGGCCATTTTTGGAACCCGGCGTCGAGGAAGGCAAAAAGGACATTGTGGGGCACTTAAAAAACGCCACACAAGCAGCAGTTTCGGGCCAAATGGCCAGTGCTGAGACCTCTCTGGCGCGCGCCGGGATAGTGGCATCGAATAGCGCCAAAGGGATTATCCAAGCTGGCGACAAGCTTTCCCCTCTCGCCGAGTCCACCAGGCGTAGCCGCCGCGCCAAGGGTAAGGGCGATAAGCCTCTTTATCTCACGGGCGGACTTCTGCGGGCCATAACCTACATAGTGAGGAATAAAGATGCCTCTTCTTGATGTGACAGACGTGTTATTCGACCCGGATTTTTGCGACACGACGCTGACCTACAAGCGCCGCAACGTGGTGGTTGATGGCGATGGCTATGCGGAAACGGTGATCACCTCGTTTGCTTTTTCTGGCGTGGTTACCGTGGACCGGTCGATCGAGGCGCAAATCCGGATGTCTGGGCAGGCGGTCACCGGCAACATCCTGATCGTCACCACCGAACGGCTGACCTCTGGCGGTACTGACATGCTGGGTGACATCGTGACGTATCAAAATCGCGAATACCTGGTGAAGTCGGTGGACCCTTACACTGCCTACGGCGCCGGTTTCGTCCAGGCCCACTGCGAACTGAACCCAATCGATGGAGGTACCGCCATTGAGCAATGACAGCACACAAGCTGGCTGGCTCACTCCCACTGTTGACGATACCGATTATGACGAGGCGCTAGAGCGGAATTTATCCCGCTGGATCAGCGCCGTGTCTGGTCTGCCTGGCAAGATGATGGTCCCCCGCTGGCAGCCGCAGGATAAAACCAGAACGTTACCTAATGCTGATGCGAATTGGTGCGCCTATGGCGTGCTGTCCGTTACCGCGGATGACAACCCGGCGTTTACCAACACCACGGATGCAGGCACGGAGCTGTGGCGCCATGAAACGCTGGAGTGCCTTATCTCGTTCTATGGTCCTGCTGGTCAGCGTTCGTCTATCCAGTTCAGAGACGGGATCACCCTCAACCAAAACAATGACGAGCTAACCAAGCTGCACCTTTCCCTTGGCGACTACGGGCGGATTATGGCGGTTCCCGAGTTTCTCAGCGAACAGTGGATCCGCCGGTACGACATCACCGTCCGCCTGCGCCGCAAAATTATCCGCGAATACGGCATCAAGTCGATCGCAGAAGCACCGGTTCAATTCTTCGGAGAATAACCATGTCACAGGGTTTACCTGTATCTAACATCGTCAGCGTGACGGTGAATATGGCCCTGCGCGCTGCGCAAGGCCGAAACTTCGGGGCGCTCCTGATTGTTGGCGGTACCCCGGTGATCGACGGCAGCCAGCGCATGCGCACCTATACCAGCATTACCCAGGTGGGCGATGATTTTGGGACGGATGCGCCGGAGTACCAGGCAGCGCAGCTGTACTACCAACAGGTGCCGCAACCAAAGACGCTTTATATTGGCCGGTGGATTAAGGCCGACCAGGCGGCATTGTTGCGCTGTGGGATTTTGACACCGGCGCAGATGGCGATCAGCACCTGGGCGACCGTCACCGATGGCGCGATGAAAATCTCCATCGATGGCACGGCCAAGACGATCACCGCCGTGGATTTCTCAGCGGAAACCAACTTGAACGGTGTGGCCGCCCGAATTTCTGACAAATTGACCACCGCGCTGGTGACGTGGGATGCGGCAAACAGCCGTTTCATTATCACGTCGAAAACCACCGGCTCCGCGTCTGCAGTTGGTTACGGTTCGGCGAACACCACCGGTACCGACATTTCCGCGATGATGAAAGCGGGGCAGGATGCCGGTGCCTTGGCAATCCCGCGCGCAGCTGCAGAAAATATTTTGTCCTGCATCTACAAACTGGCCGATATGTCCACGGGTTGGTATGGGCTGCAAATCGCAGACACGTCGCTGATCGATGATGATGTCGTGAGCGTTGCTGCGTTTATCCAGTCCGATGATATTTCCCGCATCTTCGGTTACACGACGCAGAACACCGCAGCCATGGATCTGGATATCACCGATGACATTTGCAGCAAGCTGAAAGCCGCGAAGTATGGCCGGACGTTCACGCAGTATTCTAGCGCCAGCCCGTACGCTACCGCGTCGATTTTTGGCCGCGCCTTCACCGTCAATTTCTTGGGCAACAACACCACGATCACCCTGAAATTTAAGCAGCAGCCGGGGATCGCCGCCGAGACGTTGACCCAGACGCAGGCCAACACCCTGACCGCGAAAAACTGCAACGTGTTCGTCAACTACGACAACGACACGGCAATCATCCAAGAAGGCCTGATGTGCAACGGCGATTTCTTTGATGAGCGCCACGGGCTGGACTGGCTGCAGAACTACGTACAGAACAACCTCTATAACGTGCTCTACACGAGCACCACGAAGGTGCCACAGACCGATCCTGGGATTACGCGCCTGCTGACCAGCGTCAACGGTTCGCTCGAGCAAGGTGTGACGAACGGGTTGATTGCACCAGGTGTTTGGAATGGTGACCCAGTCGGAAGCCTGGCCACCGGCGACACGTTGCCTGCGGGTTATTACGCCTATGCGCCACCGATCGCAACGCAAGCCCAGGCTGACCGTGAGGCCCGTAAAGCGCCGGTGATCCAGTGCGCTATCAAACTGGCCGGTGCCGTTCACTTCGCCGACGTGATTATTAACGTAAATCGATAAGGGGCAAAAATGTCTACTTACAGCTTTTTAGATGTTTCGGCCTCGATTGTCGGGCCAGGCGGCGCGTTTGACCTGGGCTATGGTGCCGGGAACGCCGAGGAGGGGGTCACGGTTGCCATGGTGGAGGCAAAAAACACCATGACCATTGGTGCTGATGGTTCCGTGATGCACAGCCTGCATGCCGGTAAAGGCGGCACTATCACGGTGACTCTTCTCAAGACCAGCCCAACCAACGCGAAACTGAGCGCCCTCTATGCAGCGCAGTCGCTTTCGTCTGCTACCTGGGGCAACAACGTGATCGTTGTGCGTAACAGCGCCAGTAACGACTTGTGCTCGGCCCGTTCGGTGGCATTCCAGAAGGTTCCGGACTGGCAGAACGCCAAAGACGGCGGCACAGTTTCTTGGGTATTTGATGCAGGCAAGATCGACATGTTGCTTGGCACGTTTTAAGGAGTAATGCATGGAATTCGAAATCAAGGGCCAGAAATATCGCTCCATTAAACTGGGCGTGTTCGAACAGTTGAAAGTATCCCGCAAGCTGCTGCCGGTGTTATCAGGATTGCTTGGAGAAATGAAGGTTCTCAAGCAGTTAAAAACCGGGCAAATCACGATTGAAGATGCGCTTAAAACCGCGTTGCCGGTGATAGCGCAAACCCTCTCGGATATGAGCGAAGAAGACTGCAATGCAATTATCCATCCTTGCCTGGCGGTGGTGCTGCGCCAACAGGGAACCGGATACGTTGCCATTTTCGCTAATGGCCAACTGATGTTTGACGACATCGATCTCATGGGCATGCTGCATATCGCCGCCATGGTGGTGGGAGATTCGCTGGGAAATTTTTTGGGCGAACTCCAAGAGAAAGGGATTCAGGAAGCTCAGCCGCAGGCCTGACACTGGAATCTCTGCCGGGTGGAGAGGATTACATTCTGCGCCCGGTTGATGCGGGCATGTGCTCAATGGCAGAGCTCAAGAGCGGATGTGTCGATCTCTTCGATATCGCCCTGATGAATGATTATCTCGACGTAAAAGCAGAGAACGAACGCCGGATCGAAAAATGGAGCCGCGATAATGAGTAATGCAGAAACCATCAAAGACTTCCTGATCTCGCTGGGGTTCGATATTGACGCGGCCGGTGAGCGGAAATTTTCCGCTGTTGTCGCCGGTGTTACCGCCAACGTTCTTAAACTGGGCGCGGTGGTAGAGGGGGCCGCGCTGGCCGTGGTCGGTTTTACCACCCAGATCGCGAATGGTCTGGATAAGGTCTATTTTGCATCGCAACGAACAGGGGCGACTGTTGCGGGGATCCGGGCTATTGGCTATGCCGCCTCTCAGACCGGAACCGATGCAGCTGCTGCACAGGGCTCCCTCGAAAACCTCGCTCGGTTTATGCGTAACAGCCCAGGGGCGGAAGGATTTTTAAATCGCCTGGGGGTGCAGACGCGCGGTGCCCACGGCCAGATGCGGGATACCTCGGCCATATTCACCAGCCTGGGTGAAAAACTGTCAAAAATGCCCACGTACCGCGCCACTCAGTACGCGCAAATTTTCGGCATGGATGAAAATACTCTGCTTTCATTGCGCCATGGGATCACCGGCTTTACGGCTGATTACCAGAGCATGCTGAAAGCGACGGGGCTGGATTCGGAAAAGGCCGCAGAGCAATCCAATAAATTCATGACCTCAATGCGCGGGCTTACTACGCTGCTGGGTTTGGCAAGGGACAAGATAGGTTCAGACCTAGCCGCAGGACTTAGCGGTTCCCTGGAAACGCTACGCAAGCGCATTATGGACAACTTCCCCAAGATAGAGCAGTTCATCACCAGGGTGGTGAAGGGCATTCTCTGGCTGGGGGAGGTGTTCGGGCGAATGGCATGGCGCACTATGCAAGCCGTTGGGATCGTGATCGACTGGTGGAAAAACCTTGGCAGTGAATCCAAGAAATTGCTTGGGTTCTTTGGTGCGCTCTTGGTGGGATGGCGGATGCTGAACAGCGCGTTCCTGATGTCACCAATAGGGCTTATAACCGCCGCCATTCTTGCTATTGGGCTGTTGATAGACGATTACATGACGTGGAAGGAGGGCGGAAAGAGCCTGATCGATTGGTCGAAGTGGGAACCGGGTATCAAAAAGGCTAAAGAGGCGATTATCTGGATCCACGACAAGCTCCTGGCGCTTAAAGATGCTATCGGCGGCTGGAAAATTGCGCTGGAAATATTGGCCGGTTACATGGCGATCACCTGGGCCGGAAAAATGATTAAGGCGATCACGGGCGTCAGTGGCTCTCTTGCCGCGCTGTTTAAGTTCTCAGGAAAAATTATTGCGATAGGCTTGGCCATCGAGCTATTCAATAAAATTGGGGATTTGCAAAAGGCAGCGAACGAGGCCGGAATGACAGCAGGGGACTACCTGGTCAAAAAGCTGACAGACAAGGAAAAAACCGATAAGCCCCTATTTGATTGGGATCCGCAAAAAGCCATATCGGATTGGTGGTCAAGCTGGAGTCTGCATGCGGGTAATGAGGGTATCCTCGGAACTTCTGGTGCAACACAGTACGGACAGTCGGTAAAGCGCCCACGGGCAACGCAAGCGGGAGCCGCGCTACTGGGATGGCTGCAACCAAAATTGGCGCAACTGGAAGCTCTGTATCAACTGCCTGAGGGCTTATTACGCAGCGTGGCGCTGACCGAATCCAGCGGAAACCAGTTTGCCATATCGGGTGCCGGAGCCAAAGGGCTTTTCCAGTTCATGCCTGGTACTGCAAAGGATATGGGGTTACACGGCAACGATGTTTTCGATCCTGAAAAGTCAGCGACGGCCGCGGCCAAATATCTGGCGCAACTGATGCGCATGAATGGGGGGGATCTGGATAAAACCCTAGCGTCATACAACTGGGGGATCGGCAACGTCCAGAAGCGAGGGATGGCTCTCATGCCGGAGGAAACCCGCAACTATATCCCGCGCGTACGCAGCAACATGCCGGGCGCTGGTGGTAACAGCCTTAATCAGCAGACAGTGATCAATATTAGCGGTGTAAGCGACCCCGTTCGGGCAGGAATGGAGGTTGTCGATCGTCAGTCTGGCGTTAATGCACGACTTACCCAGCAAATTCAGACGGGGCCAAAATAATGGATATTCTTTCTGTTTTGTTTTCCCAGCAGCGGCGAAGGATTGGCACCATTGTTCCTAGCGTTGCCATTTCTGAAAAGCACAATGACACGCTGGAAATCACCGAGCACCCCGTCGAAGTGATTGCAGGTGCTGCCATTAATGACAACGCCTACAAGCGCGCCGCCGAGGTAACCATGGAATTGGGCTTTGCCTCGGGCGGTTCGTTGCTGGACGACATCGATACCACCGCCATTTTTAACGCTGATACGGGGCTATCGCTGGGAACGGGGCCCGCGGAGGTTTATCAGCAGTTGCTTGACCTGCAGGCGGACAGATTGCCGATGGACGTCACCACCGGTAAGCGGCAGTACAAAAACATGCTGATCCGGGCCATTGATGTCACCACTGACCGCACCAGTGAAAATGTGTTGATGTGCGTTCTTACGCTGAAAGAGGTCATCATTTCGCGTACGCAAAGCGTCAGCGTAGCGGATAAGGCAAATATGGCCGATGGCGTGAGCACCTCAGCAGAGCAGAACAGCGGCACAAAATCGCCGGTACCGGTAAACGAAAGCGTGTTATCGAAAAGCGCGGAAGGGATTAAGCAGATCCTTGGTTTAGGGGCGGCAGGATGAAAATACAAGAAATCCCACTCACGCCAAACAATCAGCGGTTCGGGATCACTCTCGGCGGACAGGCGTTCAATATGCGCATAACGTGGCGCGATGCTGCCGGGTGGATGCTGGATTTAATGGACGGTTCCGGGGCTGCTCTGGTGTCCGGCATACCGGTAGTGACGGGGGCCGACTTGCTCGGACAGTATAAATACCTGGGCATTAACGGCTCGTTGGTCGTGGTAACTGATACCGCTGCAGAAGAATACCCGACTAAAACGAATCTTGGGATCGCCAGCCATCTATATTTCGTACAGGAGTGACAATGAGCCAGAATTGGATGCGCCACTTTGAGCTGCAGATGCTCAACCAAGGCGGTGACGGGATAAGCCTGTCAGATTTTAAGGTCACCTTTACCATCGAGTGGGCTGATACGCGCTGGCCTCGAGTGGCGAACGTCAAGATTTACAACCTGTCAGCAGATACCAATAACCGCATTATGGCCAACGAGTTTTCGAAGGTCCGTATTATTGCGGGTTATGACGGTATCGCGCCGAGCGTAACCGAGGACAAACTCGGCAAAGCGCGTAACGTGGATCCGGCGCAAAGTGGGCAGCGTGACGGCCAAAACTTTGGGTTGATCTTCGAAGGCGATATTCGTTTCACCGTCACCGGCAAGGATAACGCCGTAGACTCCTGGCTGCTGATCCAGGCTGTGGGCGATCACGAAGCGTTCCTTTATGCCAGCGTCAACACGACCTTGGCCGCAGGTTATACTGTGGCAGACATTCACAACGCCGCTATGAAAAGTTTCAATCCTTTCGGGGTAACAGCAGGGATCACCGGCGACATGCCGACAACCGTTTTCCCGCGGGGATTACCGCTCTACAAATCCACGCGCGATGTAATGGATGACGTTGCCGGTATGTGCAGAGCTACATGGCAGCTGGTGGATGGCACTGTGCAGATGGTCCCGGAAAATAAGTATATTCATGAAGCCATCGTGTTGAATGCTTACTCGGGGCTAATTGGCCGCCCGCAGCAGACCATGGGGGCAGGCGTGAACGTGCGGTGTCTCATCAACCCCAACATACGGATCAATGGACTGATTCAGCTGGATCAGGCCTCAGTGTTCCGTACATCGCTTTCAGATAGCGAGGTTGCACAGTCGCAGGGGCGAATAAGTGAAACCGACCAGAATGGAAATCGGGTGGTTGTAGGCTCCCTGCAGCAACCAGCCAGCGTGGCCACTGATGGCGTTTATATCGTGAAAGCGATCGACTATACTGGCGACACAAGGGGCCAGGCGTGGTACATGGATATGATGTGCTTTGCGCGTGGGAACGCTGATAAGTTAAGCGATTCAACGCTTATAAAAACCGGTGCGTAATGAACAAAATATTTACTCTAATACTTGCCTCATTCTCTTTGATTGCGTCCAACCCTGCGTTATCTGCAGGTCAACCATACATGCGATGTGGCGATTATGTGTTTTCAACGAGCGGCAATGACGATGGCTTTGTTCGTATCAATGGCGCAAAACCAGAGTCGCAGAAGATAACCTTCCTAAAACAAAAGGAAGATTACAATAACATCAAAATGGAATGGCGCATGGCCACAAGCCAGCCAGGGCTATGGGTTGGCATGGAGTACATAAAGCGAGACGGCAAGGCGTTTCTGAATACGCAGATGCTTCGCGCCAGCATGAACTCCCCGCGGGAGTTCGCCACTTACGATTGTGTGAAGGTGAAGTGAAGTTGTCCAACTATTGCATGATCAAATTTACAGCCTTGTAGGCAGCATGCTTTAGAAGTTACGATAGCGGCAAATTGTCATGGATTGTCGAGGGTGTATGGCGCAGCCTGCTAAAAAGTCTGCCGAGTTGATTACAAGATTTGGTCAAATGCTGGAGAACCGCGAACCAATAGATGAGTTCACGTATCGTTCAGTATTGAAAAATTTTCAGTACAGCACCGATCCTAACGATGTCTGTGCTGTGGGCTTTGCGTATGCACTCAATGGCGAAGATGATCTAGCATATCAACATTTTTCGAAGCATATTGACCTTGGAAGCCTAACTATCGCGACAAATTTTGCCGCTTTTTTATTTAAAAGATTTCATTACAATAAAATGAATGAAGTCATTTTTGCATTGTCTGATAGATTTGGTGGCAGAATGTTGACTGTCTTAGCTGGAACAGAAGCATATAGAATTGGGTCGATAGATCTTGTAGAGAAGCATTTAACGCGCCATATTGCTATTTTAAATGATGGTGATGACAGAGATGGAGCCAGACTTTATATGAAAGAATTGGTTTCTGGATTAAATGAATGCTATGAGGCAAAAGTTTGTACGCCTGCCCAGTTAAAATGTCTTGGAAAATTGACTAATGACATATTGGAAAAACATAAAATTGTTCCCGGTAGCGTAAATATTTACCCAAGCTACGGTGGTGACTATCTTGTCGAAACGCAAAATATAGAACCCAAAAAGATAGTGGAACTAAATTTCGAGCTTGCTGAGCTAGTTTGTGGGTTGCCAGAAATGGATGATTGCGAAATGGTCGCACGCTTTACCTCTCAAAGAGTAAATGTTAAGGGGGATACTTATGACTATAAGTGGTAAGGACTTTCTTGATTCAAGTACCCATTGTTTAGAGAATGAATGTGAGGCTGGTTTTAGAAATGCAGTTTCAAGAGCCTACTATTCTATGTTTCATAAGGCTCATGAGGAATTAAGTAACATTCCACGCTGTAATAACAATCACCATGCAAACCTGATAAAATATATGAAGGGTGACCTGGGGAAACCAGAAGAAAAGTTATCAGCCGCAAGATTAAAGATACTCGGCTATGAACTTCGTCAGATGCGACAAGCGAGAAATGAATCTGACTATAAGCTTGTGGAAGCATCCATAAATAAAAATGTTGCTATCGAATCCATTGAGACAGCAAAGCATTTTTTTGAACGAATCTCGTCATAACCAAATTACAGACTTAACTTACCCGCTTCGGCGGGTTAATGAGATGGTCAC